AAACTTCCTTAAGAGCCTCCAATTCCTCCAAACTCCAAAACTCCGGCCATAAGGGTTTACCACTTGGCATAATTGCCGGCAGCTCAATAATCTCCCACTCATCCCCCTTATCCCGCTTAATAGAATCCTCAATGACTTTACCCGTCAAGTCACTCTGACCCCAGCGAGTCATGATAATCACAATCGCCCCACCTGGCTGGAGTCGCTGTCTTGGACCCGATGTGTACCACTCATACACCTTATCGTAGATCTCAGGATTGCCCGCCGCCAACGCAGCTTCCTGTTCTGAGTGGGGGTCATCTATTATTAATAGGTCAGCACCCTTACCCGTAACCGTACCGCCTACGCCGATAGCAAAATATTCCCCGCCCTCACTCGTCGCCCACCGCCCCGCCGCTTTACTATCTTGGCGCAAACTTACACCAGGAAAAACCGTCCCATACTGATCCGACCCAACCAAGTTCCTGACCTTACGTCCAAAGCCCACTGCCAGCTCACCAGTGTTCGAGCACTGAATAACCTTCTTCTGAGGAAACCGCCCAAGAAACCAACTCGGCAATAAATATGACCCAAACTCACTCTTCGTATGACGCGGCGGCATATTGATAATCAGCCGCTTGAGCGTCCCATTTGCTATCGCCTCAAATTTTTTAGCCACCAAAGCATGATGCCGTCCCCCAACAAACCCCGGCCACATCATCTTTACATACGCCATAAACTTCTCTTGCGCGCCCTCCCGATCAAGCGCCGCCCGATACTCCGCCACCTGAGCCAGTAACTTCTCCTGCTCCACCGGCGACAAACTACCAATCAATTCATCTAACTTGCTCAATCAATTTTCCTAAAGTTTATGTACACCGGCCTAATCGTCCTGTGCATCCCATCAACCTTCTTCAAAACCCCAATCCGCACCAACCGATCAACCAAATTCTTCGTGTTCCCCAAACCCATCTTCCCGCGCTGATCCGCAATAATTTGCAACGTCGGACTATGACCGTACATCTTCCAGTACTCATCCACAATCCTGAAAACTTCAACCTGCGCCGGACTCATAATCTTCTCCAAACACCCCTCTAAATCTTTCAAAATATATACCCCCCCACCCCTTTTTTATACGCTTTTAGATATATCAATCCCCGTTTTATATATTCAAAAATGAATTATAACGTTATGGACGTCCCGCTAAAAGTTCTAAAAATATACCCCCCCCTATGTTTTATTTTCATCTTTAGTATCCAATTCAGATGGTATTTGTTCGTGTGGAATAGTATGTGTAACATCCGCAGCACCCGGGCCTTGGAAAGGGGGGGTGCCCCCGAGGTGGGGGTCGACCGGCACCAGTTCCTCCAATAAAGCAGAGGCGTCAACCTCCACCGCGTCGGTGGCTCCGGCCTTCATCATGCCGCGCAATTGCTCCATGATCTGAGCCCGCGCGTCGGTCGATGTCTTGATGGTGGTTATCTCTTTCCGCTCTGTAAAGGCTGCCACTTCGGTTACTGTGCCCAGCACCTTCGCGGCCTGTATGCGAACGGATGGTTTAGTGTCCGGATCGATGACCACTTGCACAAGGGAATGAATTACTAGATCCCTCAATTGTCCAGCGTTACGGTATTTAGCCGCCTCTGATGCTAGCTTGATCGCTTCGACCTCCGCAGATATTCCGGAATGCAAGCTTAGCCTATAGCCCGCGTCGCCGGCCGTTTTGGCCTTCCCTTTACTACTGTATGCCTTCCGGTAAGCTCCGGCTTTAGTGGAACCGGCTGCAAGCTCAGCCGCGAATGCTTGCTGCTTGCCGGTTAGCTGGCTGGAAACGCCAAGTATTCTATCAATGGGAACCTGTGCTAATCCCTCTCTGATTTGCTTACGAGTCATAACCATGGCCGATCCGCTCCGCTGTTAACAATGCCCGCATTCTAGGGGAAAAAGAAGGGAAAATCAACCGAGACCTGGTTATATGTACAGCCTGGACGGAAAACCAGTAGGGTTTTCATATGGTCAGACTGTCGCATATGTGACTGACAGACCTATTGACAATAAATTACTCTATGACTTTTAAACCACCGGAGCCGCTGAGATGAATCAACAAACATTTACTGAACTAGGTGAATTACGCGAGGCAATCAAACGATATGAATGGAACGACGAATTTTTAAAGGCCGCCTTAATTCGTCAAATTTGGTTAGAGTTTTATCTTCGCTCGAATGGCTTACCTGTTGGTGAATACTGGAAGGCTTGACATGAAAGTCCAAACCGCAGTCCTACGCCAAGCCTACAAGGAACTAAACACCCCTAAGCCGCCCAGTTATCAATTGACGCCCGCGGAGTACAAGCGCCGCCTCGTATTGATCGCTCACGAAAAAGGCCAGCAGCCACAACCCGACCCCACCAGAAACGAAAACCAAAAGGATCTTTTCGCATGAAACCCCTCTATCTAATCGCCTGCAGTATGGCCAAGCTTGATCATGCCGCACCGGCTGCAGAGCTTTACACCGGCCAAGCTTTCAAGCTTGCCATGCGCGCCGCCAAGGCCGCCAATGCCGACGTGCTGATTCTCTCCGCGTTCCATGGAGTGATCAAGCCGGACGACGTAATAAACCCCTACGATTGTTATTTGGGAGGTTTACCCAAGACGGATCGCGCCATATGGGCATTTATTACCGCCGCCCAGCTTGCCCCATACCGCGAACGTTTCGCCGTCATTTTGGCCGGTAAGCATTACGCGGCCGCCTGCGACGAATTCACCAACAAACGCGAACCGCTCAAAGGCTTAGGAATAGGTCAACAGCTCCGCGTCCTAAAGAATGCAGCTGAATTCCTGAGCCGGTGAAAGTGTCAGGCCAAGCCCGCCCGCGCGGGTTTGACCGGACATTGTCCGAACTTGAAACCATAACCAAAAGGAACCCATGAAAAACACTCCCGAATTGTCGGCCATTGTCGACCGCATCGCCCAGCTTAAGGCGCAGATATCCGACCTCACCCAAGAAGAAGGCGCATTAAAGGCCGCATTGATTGAATCAGGCCTTGAGGCCGTCAACGGATCCGAACATCGCGCAGCCATTAGTTGGACTGTAAAAAAATCGACCGACTGGCGCGCCATCGCGGAGAAATTCGACCCGAGCCGCCAATTGATCGCCGCCCACACGTCAACCGGTGAGCCCTTCGCAACTGTTCGCTTATTTGCCCGCAAACAGGGAGCCTAAACAATGTACACCGCACAAGTTAACGCATTTGGAAACGTTATCGTTTGCAAGGGCTGCGAAGTCCGCAATTCCTACAAAATTATTTTCACCGGCTCATATGCCGAGTGCCTGCAATACAAACTGAAAGGTTAAACAATGAAAACTCAAAAGCTTAATTTTTACTGCGACCCCTCCCATGGCTGGCTGGAAGTCATGCGCGAAGACGTCGACGCGCTCAACTTGGCCGACAAAATCAGCCGCCATTCTTACGCGCGCGCCGGCTGGGTTTACTTGGAAGAAGACAACGACGCGAGCCGGTACCTAGACGCGGCCAAGGCTGCAGGGTATACGTTGCAAATTGTCGAAAGGTACACCGGCACCGATTCACATATCCGCAACATGGAAAGATTCTCCGCAAAGGTGCCAGCATGAAAAAACCCCTCGGATATATTGCATATGAAGGCCGGAGCCGGATCGATGGTAAGCCCATTGTCGTAATAATCAACAAGGTGGACAGCGACAGCGCGAACGATAAAACCGGCGCGCTGGTGCAGTCCTTCATTCTCCGCGCGGACGTGCCGCCCATGGAAGCAATCAACACCGGCGCGGATCGCTCAATATGCGGAGACTGTGAACACCGCCCACTAATCGCCAAGCAAACAGGCAAAGCCCCTTGTTATGTCGCAGTATGGCAAGCCCCTAGATCCGTCTATGCCGCATACAAGGCCGGCCGGTATGAACGCGCCACGCCCGCCCAGCTCCGCGCAATTCTCCGAGGCCGCAAGTTAAGAATCGGAACTTATGGGGATGGTGCCGCCGCACCGGTGGAATTATGGGAAGAACTGACCGCGGAAACCGCAGGCCATACCGGTTATTCGCATCAATGGAAGAGGCCGGACTTTGATCATGCGCGATGGTCGCCCCTTGTAATGGCCTCCGCTGATACCTTAGATGATGCCGCGCTCGCGAATCTTTTCGGTATGCGGGTTTTTAGGGTTTCAATTGGTGCCGACAAACAACCGGCCGAGGCCGTATGTCCAGCATCAAAAGAAGCCGGCCGCCGCGCAACGTGCGAAACGTGCCTATTGTGTGCCGGTACCAGCAAGGCCGCGCGCGATATCGTTATCCAAGACCATGCGACCGGCAGCCAGCGCCGCGTGATCCAACTGCAAACAGCCTAAAGGGAAACCATGCAAAAAGAATTTTCTAAATTCGACACACACGCGGCCGCGCATTGTTTCCATTGTGCCGCGCCAATAGGCCATGAAAAACCATTATTTTATGGCTTTCCGGCCGGTGCCTATGGTATGTGGTGCGAGGCCTGCAAGCTCCGCACCTATTACGACACCGACGACCAATCAATCAAATTTGACAAAAAAGGGGATCCATTACCCGCAACGTGCGATTGTGGCTGCACTACGCCGCGCGAACAATGGGACACAACCGACGGATGGCCGCGCTGCCCCGACTGTCAATATATTTAAGGGAGAAACCATGCAAAAAAGAATGATCGCAAAATTCGCAGGCAAAGACGCGCGCACCGGCGCACCGATCCGCAAAGGGGATGAAATTAT